GAAGGCATAAGCTACGATATGTATTCTAGTTTTAATAATGCAGAAAAGGCTGAAGCAGAGCTAGAGCCAAGAAAAACAGCAGGATCAAAGCCAGTAACCGAACTTAAGGGTGGCCAGGTTCTAGTAAAGATGGAAAGAATGAATCCAAGATACGATGTAAATGAATTTACATTTACAAAAGAAAATCCATTTATTGTAATGTCCGAAAAGGACGCACAGGAGATTTTTGACACACAGGAAGGTTTCAGACTTGCCACTCCCAAGGAGGTACAGGAGTTCTACTCCTAATTAGTTAATGGAGTTATACACAGGTCTCACCCAAGACATATACCTTGATGTATATGAAGAGGATGAATTAAGATTAGCGGATTCTAATCCGACAGTATCAATTTATGACGGGGACACAGATGTTCTAATCATCAGTGGATTTGCAAACCCTGAAATAAATGATGAAGGACACTATTCTTTTAGGGTTCTAGACAATTATGTAATGACAGACAAGAGCCTAAAGGCTGTTTGGAACTACGCAATTGACGGCAACCCAATGACTGCTACAAATTATTACTCTGTTGTAACTCCATATCTCTCCATTTCTGAGGCTTATACCAGACTTCATGCTGGGCGTGAAGAAGGGGATCAAAACTACATTCATTTCCATGAGATGCAGCAAGCTGAGAAGTTTGCTCGCTTTATGGTAGAAAACTATACAGGCGTAAAGTTTGGCAAGTATGCCAAGACAATAACAGCCTATGGGCAGGATGCCGACGTTCTTTATTTAGGGGAAAGAATTATTTCCTACACAGCAATTAAAGAAAACGGCAAGACAGTAATTGACACCGTAGCAAATACAAATAGCTTTAATTTCCCAGTAGAAATTACAGACACAAACCATTCGCTGAGAATCGTTTCCCTTGGAGATGACATCAATGAGGGTGGCAAGCTGGATATTGTTTATCCGCTTCGTGGTAATTTCTATAACGGATATAGATACGATATTACTGGTGTATTCGGATGGAAGTTTGTGCCAGAAAAAGTTCAACAGGCAATGATCATGTTGATGAAAGACTATTTTGGTAAAGATAATATTTGGAGAGCCAGATTTGTACAGAACGTATCTTATGGCGATACAGATATGGAATTTTCTAAACTAGCTTTCAGGGGGACAGGTAACTTCTACGCAGACAAACTCCTAGATGAGTTTAAGTCTACAAACATGGCGGTGATCTAATGATTGGGTCATATTCTGTGGAAGCAAAATACGCCATGACTATGGACGTATATCGTGTACAAATTGCTCAAAGCGCAACTGGGCAGGTAAAAAGAGAATGGATCTACGCAGAAACCGTTCCATGTTTAGCTAAATCAATTATATCTTCTGGTGTAAGAACACCATCAAACGATAGAACAGTTGACGCAAGATACTTAATTGAAGAAATAATTAAGGTTATGACTCTTGATAAGCTTCCTAGAAACGCTAAGATAAGCAACATAAAAGATTTGCAAGGTAATGTTCTGTGGGAAGAAGCAGAAGTTCTTAATAGTCCACCTACAATATTTAATATCGTAGGATCTACCCCAATACTTGACGGCTTTGGACAGATACTAGAATACGAAAATACATTACAGAGGAGCGACATTCAAGGTGCCTTCTCTTAAAATAGATTCAAATGCTTTAGATGCCATGAGAAATGTTGGGGCATATGTTGAGGGTATAGCAACAGCTACACGCTCATTTGATATAGATAAAGAAATCGGTCAAGCCATAACAACCATTGCCAAGGTATCTCTTGGAAAGTTTATAGACTCAGAAGCTAGACTTAGCCCAAAAGCTTTGCACCATGTGTATGAGTGGAATCAAACTGGGAAGCCTCTAGGAAGATTGTGGAAAATTGATGGAACATATAAGGCTGGATCAATTGTTTTGTCATCAGAGTTTAGACCATCAAAAACATTCTCTCCAAATAAATATGGATCAAGAAGAAGCAAGTTTATATTTAAAGCAGAGGTAATGGAAAAGGGTCAGCCAGTAAGAATTACAGCCCGTAATGCACAGGCATTACATTTTTATTCTAAAGACGGGGACCCAGTATTTATTCCAAGAGGTAAGTATGTAACAGTAAAGACTCCTGGCGGAAAAGAAGTAAAAGGGTCATATAGAAAAACAATGAATAGGTTTTTAGCAAGCTCAAGACTCCTTGTGGATATACAAGAGTCTGGAATTATTGCTAGAATAGAAGCAGCGCAAGCGATGGCGGGAAGAGAAATGCCAGCGGCAGTATCTGGTAGAGTATCGACTGGATCATTTAAGCGTATAGCAGAATCAAATGTATCTAAGCACATAAGACAAGTAACTAGAGCGTATCAATATACGGACGAGGTAGCAAATGGCTGATTATACTAAAACAGCAATATCAGATGTAATTGGTATTTTATGGAAAGAGCTAAAAGATAACGGGGCTTTAGTAGACACAGATTATCCAGTAGTTGGAGGGCAAAGATTAATGCCTATATTCCCAACACAAGAAGACGAAACAAAAAATTTAATATCAAATCCAAATGCTCCATACCTAGTATATGACTTTGACACAATGTCCTACGATGTAGAATGGGTAATATGTAAAGAAAGATTAACATTCAAGATATATGCTCCAGATTTTGACAAGGTTGTAGAAATCATGAACATCATGTTAGACCTGTTTAGAAGATTTGATGAATCAGCGGCTACGGTCAATGCCTACGTAAAGACGGTAAATCCGACCAGCCCATTTAGGTACAAATACTTTTCCCTGACAGAGGCAAACTCTCCAGATCCAGCCGACGAGTTGGCGGGACGCCTGGAGGCAGACATATCAATAGTCTACGCCTACACAAGGAATTTAAATACGGAAGGAAGATTTGCGTAATAACCCCAGTTCAAGTATTATTGGATTTGAGGAAATGCCGCAAAACTTATATCCTATAAAAAAGGAGGAGGTGAAAAATATAAATGGCAACAAACGTTCGTAATATTATTATCGGTGCAGCAAGAATTTTTATTTCTGCAAAGGATTCAACAGACTCTTCATGGTCTGATGCATACCAAGATGGTCTAGATCCATTCGCAGTTAGCCCACAGCCAACAGGTTCTTATGTAGCAGCAGCTAACTTTGCTTCTGGAAAGGTTTTGGATGATACAAAGTGGAAAGACGTCGGATTCACATCTGAAGGTCTTGAAGTTATGTATGAACCAACATACGGTGAAGTAGAAGTTGACCAGCAGCTCGACGTTGCGAAGCTTTTCAAGTCTTCACAGCGTGTTATGCTTCGTACAACTCTTACAGAAGGTACACTTCGTAACCTTATGGTGGTCTTTGGTGAAAAAGAAAAGAATCTTAAGACTTATGATGGAAATGCTGACTCCCGTCTTGATCTCTCAGTAGGTGCTCTTAACGAAGAGCCAACAGAGCGTCAATTCATAGCAGTTGGTAACGCACCATCAACATCAACAGGTGCAGACCGTGAGCGTGTTTACTATGCTCGTCGTGTTCTATCTGTAGAATCTTCTACACACTCATTGCGTCGTAACGAAGCTACAGTTTTCCCAGTGACATTCCGTCTATTGGGTGACCCACGCTACTCAGACACATATGGAAGAATTGTTGATCGCTTGATCTAAATTTAACCAAAATTGGCTTGACCCCCTCCAAAAATGGCGGGGGTCTTGTCTTTTTATATTATTGTTGCTATAATTATTAAGACTATTTAGGAGGTCACTTTGGCTACCCAGCTATACGATATTGTAGAAGTAGAACTACAGGACGGCAGAAAGGTAACATTAAAACCGCTGCCAATTAAACGACTAAAGGAATTTATGAAGGTCGTTACAAAATTAGATACAGTAAAAGATGAAGAAGAAGCAATTGATATTTTTATCGAGGCTTGTGCAATCGCTTTGAAGAAAAGCTTGCCAGAACTAGCCGATAATAAAGAGGCTCTAGAGGAAGCTCTGGACGTTCCGACTATTTGGAAAATTATGGAGGTCTGCGGAGGTATTAAACTAGGCGACCCAAATTTAATAGCGGCAGCGGCCAAGATGAGTGGGACCAACTAACAAATAAAACCAAGTCTTCCACAACGTGGGAGAATCTTGATCTCGCTGCCTTAGAAAAACAAGCTTTCCTTCTTGGTATTTGGAAAAACTACGAGGAATTAGAAGAAAGTATTTCTCTCGTTGAACTTATTCATACTCTAGAAGAGGCGAATAAGAAAGAGTACGAGGACAAGAAATTCCTTGCTGCCCTACAAGGGGTGGACTTGGATGAAGGAAATTCTTCAGGTGCTAAAACATTTGAAGATATTAGGAGGGAAGCACTGGGAGACGATCCTGCTACAAACGATGTGGCTAACCTTAAGGGATCACTTGCAAGACAAGAAGGCTTTGGTGTAGGCCAAGGTTTAATGTACGAAGAGTGGGACGCTAGGGCGTAATAGGATCGAAAATCTGGGATAATTAGCATATGGCCCAACAAGTTGTAATTAGCTTTAATGCGAATGCCAACTTTTCCGATTTAATCGGAGAAGTTCGTCGTGCAAACGCAGAAATTGCTACGCTTCAAACACAGCTTAATGGGCTTGGGTCTGCTTCATATGCCTCTTTAAACAACTTAAATTCACAGTTTATTGAGGGTATGCGTAATACCCGTTTATGGTCTTCGTCATTCGTAGACGTAACAAATGAAACAAGAGAATTTGGTCGGCACTTAGACCAAGGTAGATTGAAGCTAAAAGATTATTTCCGAGAATTTAATACACAAGTTCGGGGCCAAAGAGGAATGATCAGAAGACTTGCTGAAGAGCAGGTCAAATTGCAGAGATCTATATTAACAACGACGGTTGGTCCACAGGGTGAAGCTAGAAACATTTTGTCAACACCCACAGGTCTAGATAGACTTGACCCATCAACTATGAAGGCTCTACGTGCAGAGCAGTTCAAGATTATTGGAAGATCCATTCAAGGTGTCTCTACAGAGCTTATTAACTTAGGTAAAAACACCCAGTGGGCTGGCCGTCAGTTAACAGTTGGTTTAACAGTTCCTCTAACAATTTTTGCATCAACAGCAGCAAATGCATTCCGTGAAACAGATAAAGAGCTTACTCGTTTAGCTAAGGTTTATGGAGATATAGGCGGAGCAACAACAACAGAGATTGAAAGAATAAAAACTCAAACAGCTGGTTTAGCTAAAGAGTTAGCATCATCATTGGGTGCTGCAGCAAATGAAACTATAGGTTTAGCTGCTGATATTGCCGCAACTGGTAAAACAGGAAATGACCTATTAGAATCTGTTGCAGAAACTACACGTCTTGCAATTCTTGGTGAAGTAGATAGACAAGAAGCTATGTCAGCAACTCTATCTCTACAAAGCGCATTCAATTTAAACACTAAACAATTAGCGGAATCTATTAACTTCCTTAACGCAGTTGAAAACCAGACATCTACATCTCTTAATGACCTGGTAGTAGCAATTCCTAAAGCTGGTCCTGTTGTCAGACAGCTTGGTGGAGACGTACAAGATCTAGCACTATTCCTTACCGCTATGCGTGAGGGTGGTATTAACGCAGCAGAATCAGCTAACGCATTAAAGTCTGGTCTTGCTTCTATAATTAACCCAACAGAAAAAACTGTTGATGTCATGAGTAATTTTGGTGTGGATATCTTAAGCATAGTTAATTCAAATGCTGGAGACCTTGTTGGAACAGTAACTGCATTAAAGGATGCTCTAAATACACTTAACCCACTAGCTAGAGCACAAGCAATTGAGCAGTTATTTGGTAAGTTCCAGTTTGCTCGTATGTCAGCATTGTTTGATAACCTAGGTAGAAGTGGAAGCCAAACCTTACAGGTTATGGAATTAATGGGGGCATCAACTGCGGATTTAGCAGCAATTGCTGAGCGAGAATTAACAACATTAACAGAGTCTGCATCAGGTAAATTTGCTAGACAAATGGAAACACTTAAAGCAAACCTAGCATTGGCTGGAGAAGGATTCCTTGGAATATTCTCAAAGGTTATCGGCGTAGTAAATAAGCTTATGGAAGGATTTAATAATCTACCAGACGGCGCAAAGACAGTGCTTACAATCATAGGCGCAATCGTAGGACTTGCTGGACCACTTATCATGCTTTCTGGTGTGTTCCTTAACTTTATTGGATACGTTGTAAAGTCTATAGGATTTTTAGGAAGACTATTTACAAATACTAAAAAGTTTGAATTATTAGATGAACAAATGATGGCAATGAAGCTATCTGGAGATAAAGCTGCAAATGCTCTCTATAGCGAAGCAGATGCTGCAAAAGCAGCAGCAATGCAAATACAAAATCTTATCTCAAGAATGAGAGAATTAGTAGAACTACAAAATACTTATGCGGCAGGAGCAGAAGCAGCACCTGGCTTTTCAGGATCTAGATTTATGCCTGCACCAGAGTTTGGAACGGGCAGCGGAGTAAGGCCCACTGGAATTGAAAGATCACACTTGCTTAATAGAGCAAGACGTAGAGCAATTATGGGAGATGTTGGGCTAACAGACGAAGAATTGGTAAAGGTATCTGGAGTTTCTGGCGGAAGAAAGACAGCTGGCGTAGGGAATATTAATAACCCACTAGAAGCATTAAACGCTCCAGTTATTGCAGTACCAGCAGATAGCATTGCTGCACAAATCCAAGGTGCTTTTGCAGAAAGCATGCCAAACACCATAGTTGCTCCAGGCACAACCTTTGAGCAAAAGAGAGGTATGCTTTCAGATATTGCTGCAGGCGGAACAAACAAAGAAGCTCAAAAAATTATGGCTGCTGCTATGAAAGATCCAGGAAAATACAATGTTGGTATAGAACAAGTTTTCCAAACTAGCGAAGAGTATGCAAAGATTCAAGCAACACATGTTGCAAATATGACAGCTATTAATGATGCATACAAGACTAGTGCAACAGAGGGTGAAAAGTTTGCAAATCAGATGAAGGACGCTTGGACTAAAGAATTTGCTGCTACACAAGATCCAGCAGCTGCAGCAAGAGCAGCGGCACAGTTGGCTAGAGAAAGAATAGGAACTAGCTATGATGATGTTATATCTACAACAAACGCAAGCATATTAAGAGCATTTGAAGAGGGCGGTGCCGACTCTGCAGTTATTGAAGCAACAAAGAGAGAGGTTGCTGCTATGCAAGGTGGCATACTAAAGAATGCAGCGGCAACAACGGTAGAAAGAACTGGAAGACTTTCGCTAGCTATTGCACAGGCTTCTGCACAGATAGATGCAGTAATGAATGCAGAAGAGATAAAGGTTAAGACTGGAACTAAGAGTTTAGGAACTGCTACAGTAAGAATGGTAGATGGAGTTGTTCAAGTAATAACTGAATCTGGAAAAGTTTTATCTGAAGATGCAGTAAAGAATCCACAGCTAAAAGCTAAAATTGCAGAGCTTAGAGCTAAAAAAGCTCAACTAGAGCAGGAAAAAGTTAAAGAAATTCAAGAGATTATTAATATAGAGAACGCTGGCATATCAACATTAGCAGCGGATAGCCCAGCAGCTAAAGTAGGACTTCTTGGAAGAGCAAGAAATGGAATGCGTGGAATGTTTACTGGAAGAGCTGGACTAGGATCTTCTATGGCAATGATGGGCCTAGGTATGGCTACATCTATGATTCCTCAAACTGGTGGGGTTGGAAATATTGCAGGTGGAGCAATGATGGGTGCATCAATGGGTATGATGTTTGGTGCTCCAGGTGCAGCAGTTGGAGCAGCATTAGGTGCACTGGTTCCTGCAATCAAGATGACTATTGATTATTTTAAAAAGTTAGCAGATATACAAGCATTAAGTATTAAACAATATCAGATAGATAAAGAGTATGCAAAAGCTGCTGGATTAAGCTTAAAGACAATTGGAGATATACAGTTAACACAAGTAACTGGCAAATCTGAAGAAGCAGCAAGTGCATTAGAGATACTATCCCAAGCTGCATTAGAAGCAGCAACCTCTACATCCACAGGTGCTTTGCGTGAAAAAACAAAGGGAGCGGGCAGCTTTAAGGAAGTTCAAGATGAATTCTTAAGCCAGTACCTAAGCTACATTGCTGCAGGAGTATCAGAAGAAACTGCTAAACAAATGATGGCTGCCATTCTTAAAGCGGCAGGTAAGGAAGGATTTGCTACAGATCTAAAGATGCTTCTTGCTGGAGAATCTGGACTAACTCAAACTGGAGCACTTAAGAGAAATCTAGAAAGAATTCAAGTTGGACCTGGATCTGTTGCAGGAACTCAATTCTCAACACTATTAGGTCAGGCAGGTCAATTCGGTGTTGACCAAGGCATGGCACAAAGAATGGCTCAGTATGGAATTACTCCTACAAATATGAGTGCTGAAGCAACAAAGTATATAAATGATTTAACAACAGCTTATCAACAATTAAATTTAGCACAGCAGCAGAATGTAATTAATGGAACATCTACAAAGCAGGCTATAGAAGCTATTAATAATGCTATGGCTAACTCAGATGCTGCAACATTTGCAGAAGCAATGAAAGAAGTTGCTGGATCTGGTCTTATTACTCAAGATGCAGTAAATGGAGTGGCTGGATCAATTGAAGGCTTAACGAGAACAGACAAAACAGTTCTTGAAGGATTAAAAAATAATGGTGTAGATGCAGAAGCACAAATGCTAGCACTTAAGATGCGTATTGAAGGAATTATTCCTAGCCTGGAAGCAGTCAAGAATTTTGATGGAATGAGAATTCGTGCTTACTTTGAGCTGTATCAAGCAAATCAAGCACTAGATAAGGCGAAGTCAGATTTGCAGGCATCATTGCAGGGGATGTTCTCTGGTGGGGCAGCGGGTCCAAACAAAGATGCTCAGAAGAAAGCAATTCAAGCACAGATAGATGCGCTTGAAGAAATTGAGCGTAAAGAAAAGAATATTAATAAGATTAAGGAGCTTCAGCTTAAGTACGAAGAAAAACGTAGAAGCTTAGCGTTAGATTATCTAGGAGCATTAAGTTCTGGAGATATGGAAGGTGCTTTAAGAGCACAACTAGAAATGCAAGCAGAGTCTGCTAGATTCTTAAAAGAAAAAGCAGAGACTGAAAAGGAAATTGCTAGAGATGACAAGAAGAAGGCACTTCAAGATAGACTAAAAGCACTAGATAACTCTGCTGGTGGATCTGTAGCTAATGTAGCTAATAAGGCTAAAGAGATGGAAAAGAATATCGATGATGCAATAAAAGCCGTACTTGGAGGATTCCAAAAAGACGGAAAAGTAACAGTATCATTTAAAGAGTTTGTGGAAAGCGAAGCGTTTAAAAACTTTGAAAGTAAGTTTAAGGGTGCACTATCGGGGGACGCCTTGCAAAAAGCAATGGAGACCTTGAAGGCATCATTTAAGCAATTAGAAGCAGATTTGGCCAATGTTGGAGGTTTAACTGGTGGAGTAGGTACTTCAAGTAGTCCTAGAGATATTACTGTAGCAGCCGCTTCTGCTGGAATTACAAGTGCAGAAGGAAAAGATGGAGTTGCAACAGCATTAAGTGGAGATCAAAAACAAAAACTTTTAGCATACTTAGCTGGACGTGGCGAGTCATTTGCAGATAATGAAATAGTGACACTGTTTGGTGAAAAGTACAGATATGATAAATCAAAGAATGACTTGATTAGAAGCAAGAATGCCCAAGGAAAATGGATGGGTGGTAAAGTTCGTGGTTACTATGGTGGCGGATTTATAACTGGTCCAGGAAATAGCGTTTCAGATAGCATTAATATTGCTGCATCAAATAAAGAATTTATGATGAGTGCTAGAGCAGTATCAAAGTACGGCGTAGCAAATATGGAAAGAATAAATAATAGAACATTAGACCCACGAGCATTTGAGACTATGCGTAATGCTGGTGCATATAATGAGGGTGATGTTCGTGTTAATATTAATAATATAAATATTACAGATCCAGGCTGTTCACCAGAAGAAATTATTGCTAGAATTAAGAAGGACCTTGGTGCGGCCATTAAGAGAACCACTGACGATAGGAGGCTAAGCGTATGACTTGGGTAGTAAACGGACTTAAAGATTCCCTTATTTATGTAAAGGGAGTTGGAGCAACTACATATACTAAAATAACTGATCATAACCGTAGGCCTCTAGGTGTAAACATAGATGAGATATCAACCTCACAAAGAACTGCTAATGGAACTATGCGTAAAAACGTAATAGCACAAAAGCACACATTTAATATTTCTTGGGAAGATGTCCCAAATACATCTACATATACTGTCGATGGCGGGTGGGGAGCAAGTCAGATATACGAATTCTATAAGGCTAACAAGCAACCATTTTATATCAAGATAGTACAAAAATTCAGTACAACAGGTACTGATGCATATCAGGAGTTTTTAGTTAATTTCTCATCATGTTCGTTTGATATAGTCAAGCGTAATCCAAGTGCGACTACACCATACATACGGATGAATATGAACATATCATTAGAGGAGGTTTGATGTTAAACTTCCCAGATATTAAGACCAAGATTGACACGTCTCATAATATAGAGCCATCACAAAAAGTATGGCTTGAGTGGAACTATAATGTTACAGCAGGCGTTCAAGAGATGGGCATAGATGATATTAAGCTATATGAGTGGGACAATAATGAATCTGAGCTTAAATTAATAGAGACTTCTACAGTATACAATAAGTATTACGAGTCCCTATACCCATTGACATCTGTAGTTAGCCTAGTTAGACCTAGCGAATATGCTGTTCATAATAATCAAAAGGTCGGCGGGGTTGTAAAGGCAATCGCTGGATCTACTTCTGGCAATACAACATATAACCATAATGCCGCATCTAGAAACTACTTTGCCTCAAAAGACGACGGGTATAAATACTGGGCCCATATCCGTAAAGGTCAAGCATCTACTGCAGTAAACAAATCAATCTATGCAATATATGACAGAAGCATACAGGTAAATAAGATCGTTGTTAAGTTTGAAACATTTCATACAACTCCACAGGCATATAAGATTTTTGTAAGAGTTGCTGGGTCATGGGTTGAGGCATATGCTTCTACGACCCCAATAACAAATGGTGGTCTTATTTTGTATCGTGGTGCAACAGCTTGGAGCACTACCAAGCATACTGCACCAAGCATATCTGCAAATACTCAGACCATAAGTGGTATAAAGGTATTAGTAGAGTCTGTAAATGTCGGATATGTTCCAGTTGAGATTATTGAAATGTCTCCTAGATTAGAGATTGATA